CGCCGCTTCTCTGGCTAGCCTTGCGCCTTGTTCTACGGCTTCCTGTCCCACCTTTCTGGCTGGTCCACCTATGGGTATCAGGTTAATTGGATCGTATAATATGCTGCCCAATAACTCATAAAATCCCTTGATACCGGGTGGTGCATCCCATTGCTCGAACTTCTCCCGCATTTCTCCGCCGGGCAGATAGCCTTCAACACCCTGGGCAGAACCATAACCGCCCTCATACCAGGGCTGAGTTAAATATGCGGCTCCGCCTTTGGCTAACATATCCCCATAATCGATTACGGGCTGTATGGCACTTTCCATAATAGAGCCTTGCCCTGTCATTTGAAGTAGACGCTGCACGTTGGGGTTATTGGCTAATTCCGGCGGTAAGTTCTGGATATTCTGCCTTAGCTCCTGTACGCCTGCCTGTTCCTGATTCATGCCGATAGGACGCACAAGCTGCCCTGTCTGCCAGTCCTGGACGGCGGCAAATCCCGGCACATTCTTTCTTACCCAGTCCTGCGCCTGAGAGAGCATATCCTTTTCCGGCGGCATGGCTCCAAACCCTAATCCCTTGACTGATGTGGGCGTGCTGGACTGCTTCTCTTTCTCAACGTCCATCTGGTAGTCGAGGAAAGGGGTTTGCTGTGGTTTTTGCTGCCCCTGCATCAGTCCGGCTGCCAACTGTCTGTCGGTATTGATGAAGTCCGCCGCAATACCCGCATATATGTTGTCTTTCTTTATAGCCATAAGCCTTTAGCCTTTATTAGACGTTCCAGATTGCCCTTGAGGATGGACGGGAACCACGGCTCCAGGGTGACAGACTGCGCCAGTCATTCATAAAGTTGTAATTCCCTAAATAATCGCTGAATGACAGGGTGGGAGCTTGCCCGGATAACGCCTGCTGTCCGAGCTTTCCCATGTAATCGGAGTATATGTTTCCGTATTTAGACCGGTAGTAGTCAATAAAATTCTTCGGCTGATTGCCCATGTTAGCCAGATGCCCACCGTAAAGTATATCCGGCTGATCTTCCAGAAACGACAGCCACGGATTGCTAGTAGCCATAGGTTGTCTCCTTTGCTATAATTGTGTTTACCATAATCAGGAGGGAGGGAACTATGAAAAAGCTGTTATTGGTGCTGTCCGTTGGACTTGCTGTAGCCCTGTTTGGCTGTGCCGGTGTCGCCGCTTCTCAGGACTACACTATTACCGAGTTGCAAAAGCAGGTAGTGGTTCTTGAAAAGCGGCTGAATACACTGGAAAAAAATGTTAACGGCAGCGTGTTTGAGTATCGTCTGGGTGGCGACAGGTTAGCCCGCATCGAACAACGAATCAGCGCATTGGAAAAGGGAAGCAGTGTCTACAACTACCCCCCTTATCGCTAACCTATCAAGGATTCAAGATTGTACTTCTTCTTGAAGTAATCAAGGAACGTATCAGATCCGCCACCAGCCTGATAATTGCCCCATTGCTGTTGTGCCGGGGCTATCTGGGAGGATAACCAGTTCCCAAGATTGCCTCTTACACCTGTGCCTATTAAGTCCTGCAACCAGCCAAGATTGCTTGTACCTACATTGTCAGTGCCGGTAAAATAGGGCGAGAAATCCAGCCCTAATGTCGCCCGTTGCTCCTGTCCCATCCCCAATATGTCGGCTAGTGTATTTTTGGCAAGGCCGGTAGTATCGTTCCATGTGTTGGAGGCCCACTGCCCAAGATAGTCGCCAGGGTTATAAGATGGGTTGTCCGTTGCCATCCGCCTTCTAACATCGTAAATTGTGGACAATGGCATATACTGCCGCATCATGTACTGCTGCGCCGGATTATAATAGCTTTGATCCCCCAGGCCTAAAGCCTGTAAATAGGATGTATAAGGGCTGTACACTTCTTCTGTCTGAGTTCCGGTAGTAGGTCCAAGCCCCATGTTGCCTCCCAGCAAATCAGATAAATTGCTGCCCTGCCCGGTAATCGAATCAGCCGGGTCACTCCAAGCAGCCCAGTCATCACCATACCCTGTTTTCCCGAAGCCTAACCCTTCTACTCCAGTGGCTTGCTGCCCGCCCATCAGAGTCCTGACCTGTTCGACCAGTTTGGATACCTGGTTCTTTAGCTCTTCTATGACTTTATCAGGCGTGTATATCGTGGTGCCGGAGGATTTCTTGCTGGAACTGCCCCCACTTACCTGTGTTTCTTTCAGGTTTCCCGGTTCTCCAGTCCATTTAACCTCTTTTACATTCATGGGGTCTTTATCGTCTACCCAGTAGTTTTTCCCTGTATAATCATCATATACATATCCCATTGTCTCACTCTCCTATATTCGATTCACTGTTCCCTGCGGCTGCATGTTCGCCTGTAGTATCGCTTTCAGTTGCGGCGGTATCGGCTTGCCTTCCGCTTGCATCTTCGCCGCTAACATGGCTAATTGCTCTAATTGCTGCGGGTTTACCTGCGGTATTCCGCCTGCCCCTTGAGGCGGAGCCTGCCCTTGCATGCCTCCCGGCTGAGGCTGTCCCGGCTGAGGCTGTCCTCCCTGCGGTGAGGGTACAGAGGCCAGTAATTCCTTCGCCCCTTCCAGGTCGCCTTGATTGGCTAACTCCATCGCTAACCGTCTAACCTGTATCTGCGGTATCTGCTCGATCATCCGCTTGACTGTCTCCTCCTCTATCCGCTTGTCCTCACTGTCGGGATTTTGCAGCTTGATGATCTTTTCCCTCGCTGTGTAGTCGGATATCAGAGGCCTGCCATACGGAGGCCTGCCCTGTGTCGCCGCTAATGCCATCTGTAATTCGGCGGCTTCATCTCTCGGCAGCTTCGGCTCACACTTCACATTGATGTACCAGCCGTCCATGATATCATCCGGCGAGGCTTCTACTGTCCAGAACTTGCCGTCAGAGTTGAACCCTTTTAAGGTGATCTTCTGCCCCTTGGCTTTGAACTGTATCAGTATCTCTTTGCATAACCACTTGTAAGCCCTCTCCAGTAAACTGCTAAAAGGGTCATATATCGATCTGGTATTGTCGTTAATCATGGATAACGCAGCCCCACTGTGCGCCTGCGGATCAAGCCCGTAACCTATCGGATAAGGTACGGTTGATTGGTTTAAATCTTTGTCTAATATGTCCAGTATGGCGGCTGATTCCGCCGGTACTTTGGGAGGCTCTAACGGCCTGATGTTCTCTTTGTCCTTCTTGATCCGAATAACCTGCCACGCTTCCCACGGATCACCCTTGATACCCCTTGTCCCATCCTCACTCTCAAATAACAGCGTACCCGCTACGCTCTTTTCCGCGGTGTCCATAATGAAGCTGACCTGCTTGTTGAATGGCTCGTATATCCCCCGTGAAGATGTCCATACGGATTTGGCACGGTACTTTAACTGTAATTCGTGGTTTCGGTTATATACGCTCGGCATGCTCCCGGCAAACTCTATCCACGCCGGTACATGATCTAATCCGTGAGGCACTGGCTCCTTGACAAATTGCTTCCCGTCCTCAGTCGTCCCATCTACCAGCACCACGGCGTTAATCTTACGGGTGTAAAAGTCGATTATCCGCACGGTATCGCTCTTGACCTCTTTATTGTACCTCTCCTGTGCCTCTATCTTGCTCATGGTGTATTCGTAAGACCACCAGTTTAGCCCGTTATGCCCCTTCTCCCATGCCATGTGCAGTACGTCAGCATACCGTATGTCAATAACAGTGTTCTTTTCGTCATCCGGATAGATCAGGCACAGCACACCCACAGCACCTCTGGCACATCCAAACCAGCCTAACCCCTCACGTAATGGAGGCTCCCCATTCTCGGATAATTGCTCGTCCGCCTGGTTGAGTATGCCGGTCAGTATCTGCTCCCCTTTGTTGGCTGCGTTGCGCTCTTCCTCCGGCGCATCCTCCGGTACGGCTATATTCCAGGTTAGACTGGCTTTGTTGATCCCGGTCAATACCTTGTCAAAGTCATTAAGCGGCTTGGGTGAGGTGTAAGATTGATGCCCTTGCTCGTACTCGTAAGGCTTGAGCGTGAACAGGTCAAAATCTGTGTCTATCTGCTGTACCAGATCGTTGTATGCCTGCCCCTTGCGCATATCGTCAACCATCTGCATTATAGAGGCAGGGGTTAGCTCCTTGTTGGGTTCCTTAATCTTCTTCCGCGGCATTATCGCCTCCGTCTAAAGCTCTGTACCTGAGCATAATTAATCGTATCCTTAAGCATCTGCCGGGATGGTCGGCAGTCCTGTACTAATGTAATCTCACTGCCCATAACCAGCCGGTGGCTTGCTACAAAATACCGG